TTTTAAATAACCGAATTATTGATGGGGAAAAGATTAGTTTAGTCTTTAAAGATAACCAAGAGGACATAGCGATCTACACCTTGCCTAAGAGTTTTCCATCACCGTTTAAGAAGATTTCCCATTTAATAAAAGAAACAAAGGAAGAGAACAAGAGTGCCTTCCTTGTAACATCAGGAGGCTGGGCTGCGATTGGGGCAGTACAGAGTTCTTTAAGAACAAGGGTAAGAGAATACACACAAATTTGGAATGAGCAGGAGAAGTTTGTAGGTAAGCTTGTTGAAGGACAGTTTGCCACTTATGATATCCAAGCAGTTGGATTATGCGGGTCTTTAATTTACTCCGTGAATGGAGGAATTTTAGGCATGCATGTTGCAGGAGACCCAATAAATAACCAAGGAATTTCTATTTTATGGAGTGAAAAATTAAGATCTAAACTTAAGAATATAATAGAAAGTGGCGTTGGTTGTTTGTTGCCCATGGAGAAGAAAGACCTAAAAGGGTTTGACCAAAGCGTTATGAAGCTGGAAAGCGGAGAGTATGGTCAAGTGCCTAGCAAAACTGCTTTTGGTCCTTCTCCTTTGTTTGGCATTTACCCTGTAACTAGATCCCCCGCAAATCTTGTAAAGTATGGTCATCATACAGTTAAAGATATTGCAAAGAAATCCTTTGAACCGTGTGTGTTAGTGCCACAAAAAGAAATAGAGTTCGGGGAAAGAGTGCTGAAATCAATGTTGGCCCCTTTTGGAGAATTGAAAGAGCAAGAAATTGTTCAGGGAAACCTTTTGTTGGCTGGCCTAAACAAAAAATCATCAAATGGTTTTAAATGTAAAAAAACAAAAGAAGAATACATAGATTTTGATAATAACAAATTTAGAGATTTTTTTAGAGAAGAATTAAATATTTTTGAAAATAAATTAAATAATTATGACTTTGATTGGGAAAAACTAATCTGGGTCGAAACACTAAAAGATGAACTCCGAAGCGAAAGTAAGAATGGAGAGCCTCGTAGTTTCAGAGTTGGTACAATTTTTAATCAAGTTTTAACAAAGAAATATTTTGGTAAGATGGTCGAACATATTATATCTCACAGAGACCTTAACTTAGTTATGATTGGATGTAATCCAATTAAAGAATGGCCTGTTATTTATAAAAAATTACAGACAGGCAAGGTTTTTGCAGGAGATATAAAAAAGTGGGATGGTAGCATGGTCGGCCAAGTTCAACGAAGTGTAGTGGATACACTAATGTCGTTTTACGAGGGGAGTAATAAAGTGTCGGCTAGCGTCGTTTTAGATGCAGTTGTCCACTCCTTATTGTTAGTACAAGATGACATGTACCTGACGACCCATTCCATGTCGTCAGGCAGTTTTTTAACCGCAATTTTAAATAGTTTAGTTAATAAGTTTTATACCGCAATGTGGTATTTTAGGTGTTTGAGTAATATTGGGATACAACCTACTGTTGATGGGTTTTGGAGAGATGTCGATGATTTTGTGTATGGTGATGATAAAGTCAATGTTATACGGAAATACGAGCATGTTTTAAATGCTTGTTCTATGAGAGACTTTTTTCTCAGCCTTAACATGGACTTTACAGATGCGCAAAAACGTAGTATCTCAGAACCATTTCAAGATGTCGATGATATATCTTTTTTAAAGCGAACATTCGTTTGGCATAATGAGTTACAGCAAATTGTTTGTCCATTAGATTTGAACACAATCTATTCTGGACTTTCTTATGTTAGTTATGATAAGGATATTCAAGTGGTTATGAGAGATAAAATACACGCCTTTCAAAGAGAAGTGTATTTACATCCTAACAGAGAAGTTATGTTACAAGACTTTGATGCTCGAATGCGTAGCAAGATGTATCCTTATACCCAACTTTCCTTTGAATATCTGAAAGAGATATATCAAGACCCCAATTTCGAGATTCCTCTTAGTTGGAGTGGTTCCCAATATTTTTAATTTTTTGAAGTTTATATATACTAGTTTTTAATACTTTTTATTTTTAGTTTTTAATGAAAGGGCTACGGAAGAAACTTCAATTTTTATTTTAAAACTCGTGGGGAATGGAGCGTTTTTATAGAGTCGCCCCTCCACGTTAAATTAATTTCTATAGCCCAAAATGATAATTTTAATACAAATCAAGTCGGAGAAAATTCCGACACAAGTGTGATGAATACACACTCTAATCAAATTTCAGAAGTCGCAAAAGTTGCAGTGGAGACTTCAAATTTTTACTCCGCTGTAAGAACAAAACAAACAGTTAGTGGCCCATACATTTATGATAAGAGTCCAAAATTTGACTCTTTACCTCCAAAATTGGAGATGGACTACTCTAGAATCTTAAATAAACCCTATTTTATAGAGAACGTATCTTGGGGAGCTAGTGTGGGATCGTTAGTTACAATCCCCATTCCTAGCTCAATTCTATTGAACAAGTTGGCCTCTATACCTTTTGAGGCTTCAGTTTATTATAGAGCAAAAATATCAGCAATATTACAAACAGCCGGAACACCAATGCATCAAGGATGTTGTATTGCTGGGGTGGTTCCTGCCGCAATGCCTACGGAAGTTGGAGGTACCCTTAACGTGAATACGTTAATGTGTGCTCCTCATGCATTTTTAAATGCTAATGAGTCTACTCCTGTGAGGATACAAGTGCCTTTTTATGTGCAAGGAAAGTTTGCAGCAATAGATTTGGGGGGAACAACAATCTCTCCTTATTCACGAAATGCAGATTATGCCGAGCTTAGAATTCAGGTACTAAATCCTTTGTTGGCGCCTACTGGTGGAACTACTACAGTTACTATATCCGTTCATTTCATGTTCGACGAGTTGGAGTTTTATGTTCCGCACGTTGACCCTGTATGGCAGTTGTTGCCTCAGGGATTCTTCTCTGAGTTGGGAAATAACACGACCAAAGCGATCGATGGTATTTTCTCTGTTACGAAAACATATACTGGTGATATTTTAGATACGTTGCGCTCAGGTATTAGGAAATGGACTGGATTACATAATCCTGAGCACACTGGATTGTGCGGTCGAGAAGCCGTGCAATTTAGACAAAATTTAAATCAAGTTGATACTCCAAGTTTCATAGAAAAAATGGATCCGTATGGGAATTTTGTGAAAATAATGGATGATTTTGTGTTTGATACCAGTGTGGACGAAATGTCTATTGCGCACTTGAAATCTAAGCCCCAATTTATTGGTAAGTTTACAGTGCGTAGCGCAGATTCATCTGGAAAGTTGTTGTGGTCTCGGCCTATAACTCCTATTCAAGAAGTTAAAACCGTCTCATACGTTAATGTTCCAGGTGATACTGTGTTTACTAATCAGCACTCAAACATCCATCAAACGTTAGCATATTTGTCTCGTTTCTGGAAGGGGTCTATTAAAATACACTTGCAATCAGTAATGTCAAATTTTCATTACTGTAAATTGATTGTGGCTCGAGATTACTCGCCTGATCAGCAAATGGGTTTAAGTTATCCTTCCTTTAGTTCTGTCACTAATTTGCTAACTGAAACAGTAGAATTTTCATCCGGAGGACAAATACAATCTTTTGTCCTTCCATTTTGTTCTCCTCTTAATCAACTACCGTGTTCTCGCGATTTTGAACAAAACGCGTATCAGCATGGAGTTTATTATATTTACTTGTACCAACCTTTGGTTTTGAATGGAACCGTTGCCACCGCAATCGATTTCAATGTTTACATCACATTGGAAGACGATTTTGACTTTTTCGGCTATTCAGTCGACCCACTTGTTATGTGGTTCGACCCGGTAACACAGTTACCGGCACTTCGAAGCGGGGCAGAAGTAGATGAAGAAGAAGACCATGTGTTGGTTGCCCAAGCCGCAGCTTTTGCTGAGGTGAGTGACCAGATGGCTTTAATGAATAAACCGATTAGTCAAGATTCAGAGGAGCTTTATGATATGCGTCCAATTAAGTCTACTAGAGATTATGTTAGACGTTTTATTAAAACGCAAGCAGGATTGGTTAATACGACTTTGTTGGATTCGTCTAGAGGGTTGTTCCAGTTGGCTGTCGCTGATATTGTTGGCGTTGCGCCTAGAGTGGGAGTTGTTGATGCTGTTCCTGTTGCCAAAGTATTTGATGTACCGTCGCGTAATGTCGTGAGTAGAATGTATTACGGCTTTAACGGTGGTTCAAAATTTAAATTGATGGTTAACGGCGCTACGATTACTGAAGCCTGGTATGTTCCTCCTTCATATTCAATTTTGCCGGCAGTAGCTGGTGCTG